CGGGCCACTGAGGCTCGGGGGCGTTCGTCCCGAGCACGGAGAAGAACTGGTTGGTGATGGACGAGCCGCCCGTGCCGTACGTGCCGGCCTTGAGACCGTCGAGCGTCCACGTGATGTTGATGCCGCGAGTGGAGAACCAACCTTCGATCATCTCGTCGGTCACGGCGAACGGGTTGTAGCTGCCCGACTGGTCGTGTGCGAGCTCACGGGCGAGGTCGGCGCGGATGACGCCCTTGGCCCACTCAGGGAACACGGCATCGAACTGCGTCGTGGGCGGGATCCGGTGGCTGTAGCGGTACTGCTCGATGAGCAGATCGACCGAGGCCAGCAGGTCGCGCGTCGCGCCGAGGTACTGCTGAGGCTTCACCTGCTTGGAGTCGTTGTAGGCGAGTGTCAGCAGTTCCAGTTCGGCCTCACGGGCTGCCACGGCGATGGCCAGGTCGGTCTGCGCGGCGATCTGCTCGGGTGCGAACCGGCCCTGCATGTTGCCGAACTGCAGGCGGGTCGGGATGGCGTTGACGTAGACCAACTGCTCCGTTCCGCAGAGCACCTGATACACCGGCTTCGTCGCCCCGGCTGGGTTGGCGTCGGTCGCCTCGGTCCACACCGAGGTCGCCGAGCCGAGGCCCGAAGCGGCGGCCTGCAACGAGGGAACTCCGATGTCGGGAGGCGCAACGAATCGCAGCCCGCCGCGGTCGGCCTGGAAGGCGGGCAGCGAGTCGCGGAACGGGCGATCGGCCCCGGCCCAGGTGGGCACCGAGTAGTCGACGTTCACGGGGAGGCACACGCCTCCGGACGCCACCAATGCCTGGGGGGCGCACACTGCGGAGATCAGTTCGGTGTTGCGGCTGGCGTCGGGGCCGAGGCGGCGGTCTGCCGGGTAGGCGTCGCGCCAGTCGGCACGCGCCACGACGTGCTTACCCGACGACGGGGCGTCGCGGTCCAGACCGTCGAGCATGTCCACCATCGCCCGGTGCAGGACTTCGCCCGACTCGATGAAATCGCCGGGGTTCAGATCCCGCAGACCCGCACCGGCACGCACGATCGGGCGCCCCGCAGCGGCGACGACGGGCTCGGGGGAGGGACGGGCACGCCCATGACGAGCGGCCATCGCTGCGGCCCGCGGGCGTACGGCCCCTGCGGGAAGTCCGCCGGGCAGCCCGGCTCCGGCAGCCAGAGGAAGGGCAGCGGGCTCGTCGACTGCGTCGCCCTCGGCGCCTTCGACGACCGGGACGTCGGGGGTGTCATCACCCTCGTCATCACCTTCACCAGCAGCGTCATCGTCGCCTTCGCCTTCGACGGGGGGCGTGTTGTCGGCCAGCGGGTCGTCGGTGGGGTTGCGCAGGGCGTCCATGCGGGCACGAGCGCTCTCGGCTCGCTCGGCGATCGCGGCGGCCTCTTCTTGAATGGCCGTCTCGCGAGCACGGGCAGTTTCGAGACCACTGGCCAGCTCGTCCATCGCGGCAACCGTCTCTGCGGTGGGATCCGCTGCGGAGACGACGTCGAACTGCTGATTGATCAGCTCGTTCAACCGTGACAGCTCCTCAGTGGTGAGGGTGTCGATGCGGGACAGTAGTTCGCGAATTTCTTCCATCGCTGCGGGCTCCTTGCACGGTAAGTGAACGTGTGACCCGACCCGGCGCTATGGCCCTGGGCGGTGGAGCCGCGCTATGCACGACTTGTCGTTGGCGAAAGTTAATCAGATGGTGAGGGGCGTTGCACGGATATTGACTTCACCCAGCGCGCAGCGACGACATTTTCTCGCGCAGAGCGCGGTGAGCGATCGGAACGGTGACCCGCTCAAGGCGGTCCAGGCGCTCGTCGAGGGAGAGGTTTGGCATCACGACAGGAACCTCGAACACGGGCGCGCCGGCGGCGATAAGCGACGTGATCCGCCCCTTGGATCGGTGGGCCTTGACCTGGGGGAACCCCGGGCGATTGACGGCCAGGGCGGCGACGAGCTCAAGGCGCGACCCGATGGGGCGCCAGTCGCCTGAGAACGAGCTGGACCGCATCGTGAACACCTGCTCGGGCGTGGCCGACGGGGAGATTGCCCCGTGATACCAGATCCCGTACTCGTCTTCGCCGACGACGACGTTCGCCACGGCGTTGTGGACGTTGTCGTAGTGGGCCAGGGCGGCCGCGGCCGAGAAGTTGTCCGGCGCGTGCCCGACTCCGGCGGTGAGCGGGCCGGTGTCGACCATCTCACCCTCGGCCGTGAGGACCTGCCCCGTGTACCACAGGGCATAGTCGCTCTGGCTGCGCGGGGCCAGCATGCACTTGCCCCGGTACTGCGGGCCGATATGGCAGACGCCCCATTGCGCCAGGTGGCCGAAGCACTCCCCGTCCTCGGTGATCGTGTTCGGGCAGGCGTACTTGCCGGTGCTGCGTCCGGTCTTGGGGTCGATCGACTCGCGGAGGTAGTGCTCGCGCCCGCTCCCCTCGGCGAAGGGGTTGGGGGCGAACCAGGCCATCGGGGGAGCGATTGGCCCGCCGCCCGCAGAAGCGACCAGCGGGACTCCCGTGGCGCAGGGCTCGCAGTCCTCTTCGCTGACGATGCGCCAGGTAGCCGAAGCAGCCACCGGTGCCGGCTCGTCCGTGGCCGTGGGTGCGGTCGCGCCCGCCGGGGGGATGGCAGGCGCGGCGCTACGGTCGACGAGCTCGGTCACCGGCGGCTGATCGGACCCGTCGCCGAGCACGATGTAGCAGTCGGCGAAGGCCGCGTTCGGGCAGACGGTGAAGCCCAGGATCGTGCCCTTGACGAGGGTGTCGAGTACCTCGGGCATATCGTCGTCGCCCAGCAAGATGTCCCCCATGCCCGGCAGTAGCTCAGGGATCAGGCCGTCAAGAACGGAGTCGACCTCGGCCTCGCCGACGTCGGCCGAGACGCCGATCTTTTTCATCTGCTCGATGATGGTGGCGAACTCGAGGGCGTCGTCGGTCGAGAGCAGATAGCCGCCCGCCTGGATCACCCCGTTGTCGCCCGCGGCGCGCTGCACGTAGTCGATACGCCCGATCAGCACGGCCGGGTCGTTCGGGTCGAAGCCGCTCGGGTCGTGCGGCTCGGTCTTGAGGCCCATGAGCGGGAGGGGCGGCGTGCGCCAGATAAGGGCGTCTTGGTCGATGATGCGCCCGTCGCCGGTCGGGAGGCCCTCGATGATCCCCACGGGGATCGTGAACTGCGGCCCCATGAGGGTGGCGTTCGGGTCGGCGTCGAGAGGCGGCAGCGTGTCCCCGCTCTGCGGTGGAGGCGGGGCGTCAGCGTCGGGCAGCGGGGTAGTCGCGTCCGGTGCGCCAGGCGGAGGCACGACGACGGCGAAGGCGTCGGCAGAAGTGGCGTGTGCCGGGCCCGAGGCATCGTCGTCGGTCCCGGCAGCGTTGTCGGGTCCGCCCCCTTGATTCGCTGCGACGTCGCCCGCTGTTGGGTTATCGGGGGAAGCGATTACGTCCGCGGGCGGCACCATGCCGGGGCAGGGGCAGCCAGGCGTCGCGCACGCGCCCTGATTGTTGCCGTCCTCTGTGTCCGCGTGGACCGAGGCCACGTGGCTGCACTCGGGGTTCTCGCAGATGATGTCGGCCTCGATGTCGCCGGGGCTGGGCGGGCTGTCGTCCGCATCGCCGACAACGCCCTTGGACCCGCCGGGCTGCTGGTCACCCTCGGCGACAGGTGCGACCGCCGCGGCCGCTACGGGAGCGGGCTTGTCGTCAGCGGCGGGAGCGTCGCTCGGGGCGGCGTCGTCAGAGGCGGGGGCGGCGGCTGGCGGGGGGTTGGCTGCCGAATCTGCCTCTTGATCCTTCTCGATGTTGGCGATCAGGCTTTGCAGGCTCTCCAACCCGGCGAGCACCTTGGCGTCCTTCGGGTCGGTCGAGTCCGGGTCCGCCTGCTGCAGAGTGAGCGCGTCGCCCACGGCCGACTTGATCGTGGCGATCGCCTGGCTGACCTTCGCATCCGCCGCTGCGGGGTCGACCGGCTCGGGGCCGGGCGCGGCGTCGGCTGGCGGGGGCACGGCTGGGGCGTCGGCCGCGAGCAGCGTGTTCCCTGGGCGGTTCCACTCCGCGATGATCTGGTCCCTGGTCTTAATCGGCATTGATCAATCCTCCCTCAAAGTCGTCGTGCTTGCGCGAATGGTCGGGTTATGGATTCGGTGCTGCCGTGCCGCCGGGGTGAAGGACCTCGTCGACGATCTGCCGGGCGGCGGCGAGCTCCTCCTCGGTGGGCGGATCCTCCGCTGTCCCGTCAATGATCTTCGGCGGTGGGTCGAGCGAGAACGTGTCTGCAATCTTCATGGGTTTCACTTGGGTTTCACTTCCATCCGTAGGCTTTAGCGTAGGCCTGCGTTGCCGCGTTTGTCGTCGTGCCGTTGGTCATCCATCGGTGGCGTCGGTGCCAGAGGAAGAGTCGGAAGGCTGCCAGATGGTGGTGAAGTCACACACGCAGCCGGGGTGATCGCCGGGCATGTAGTACTGGTTGTCGGGGAAGTCGCCGCCGTTGAGCAGCGCGTCGTCAGTGAAGCTCGTGAAGGTCGTGCCGTCGAGGTCCTCGTGCGGCTCGAACGGGTGGTCGCCTGCGTAGTTGTGGACCCACTCGAAACTCTCGACTTCCATGCTGTTCGCCGTGAGCAGTTCGTTGATGGTCGCGCCGTTGCCGATCGACCCCAGCGGGGTGCCGAGGGGGATGCCCGGCGCGTCGGGATACGCCGCGGTGGCCGACGGCGCCGCGCCCATCGTCTCTTTCGGCAGGTCGTACCCACCGGCCACTGAGGCCGCGACGCGTATATCGCCCATCGGGACCACGGTGTTGGGATCGAAGGTGCTGACGTCCTGCGCGCTCGGGGCCGGGTTGTAGAGCAGGCGTTCGGCGATGGCGTCGAGGGCGTTCGACAGAAACTCCCACGCCTTGTCGACTCCCGCTGCCATGCGAGTATTCGCCGCGTCGAGGCTCTCGTCGCTGTCTGCGATGCCGGCGAGCTGCGCCGCGACGCGCATCGCTTGGCGCTGTGCCGCCTGAGTCCAGCTGTAGAACTGAGTCTTGAGGTCCGACCAATCGGCGTTCAGCAGTTCTGTCGAACTGGCGAAGCCCATCGCGGCCACGACCGTCCCGCCGATGACTGATGGCACCTGGCTGTTGGGGATCGAGTCGATGGCGGCCTTGAGTGCCGCATTGTCCTTCGCACGGGAGTTGTTGACCTTCGTGCGGACTTTCGCCCCCGCCTTGTCGAGCACGCGTGTCATCGCAGCGTTCGCCGCCACTTGCACCTTGGCGCGGTACTCCTGGTCGATCTGCGACAGTCGCCGCGACAGTCGCACGGCGGTCGCGCCGGTCGCGTCGCGCGCGGCAAATCCGACGGAGTCCTGCACGCTGGTCGAGGCGTTGGGGGTGGTATCGGGAGGAGGCGCAGGCAGAGCGGGAGGCCCGGTATCAGGAGGAGGCTGGTGAGCGGCAGGCGCAGGCAGAACCGGGGGCGGCGTCTCGTCAACGACCGTCGCCGGCGCGGCGGGCGCGCCCGGGACGGGGACGGTCGGGACGGGGATCTGTTCGACCAGTCCGGCCTTGATACCGGGGATGGTGCCTGCTGCGGTGATCGGCGGGAAGGTCAGCGTCGGGTCGAGTCGAGCAAGGATGGCGAGCAGCGCGTTGGGCGGGAAGGTGCGGGTGTTCGACACGGCGCGCGTCACGCGTTCGATGTCGCTCGGTGCGTCTGTCTCGTCGAACCCAGCGGTCTTGCGTAGAGACTCGCCGCTGAGTTCCTTGAGGTTGTAAATCTGGATCGCGGTCGCCGTGGTGTCGGGCGGCGTGACCAGCTCTACGGGGTCGTACCACATGACCATGCGCTCGACCCATGCCTCGGGTATCTCGTCCGTCTCGAGCCACGGGCGGTAGAAGGCTTGCGTCAGACAGTCGACCTCGGTGATGACCTTTGGCTCGACGTGGTGACGGAACGTGTCGTCGTCTATGGCCCAGGCCGACCAGTGGTTAGCCTCTTCCATGCCGAGGACCACCGAGCGCGGGAGATCCAGGCCGTTGGCGAGACGGCCGATCTGTTCGTTCCGCAGCTCCATCGCGAGCGGCGAGTACGGGCGGTCGAGGACGAGATGCTGCAAGGCGTTGAGTTGATCGGGCTCACCTCGCACGACGCCAGGAACGACCGACGAGGCCACGCCCTCTTCCCCGATCGGCGTCATCATCATCGTGGCGAGGTCGCCGAGAAAGTCGTCGGACATCGGGTCGCCGTTGTCGTCGTTGGCTGACGAGATGGACAAGCCGTTGGGGACCTTGAGAATCCCCGACCCCGCGATACGACTGCGCGCGATCGCGCGCACGTCACGGTTGAGCAGCAGCAACTCCTCGCAGGTGTCGAGCAGGGCGCGCATGGGCGAGGTCGCCAGGACCGAGAACCGCGGGTTTGGAATCCACATGCGGGCCACGTAGGTGGTATTCGGGTCGAGAGTGATCCATCCCAGCGTGCCCTGCGGGTCAAGCGGGATCTCCCGTAGTTTGTAGACGTCGTCGAGCACCATGACTTCGTCGATGCTGCGCACCTTCCATTCGTCGATGCCTGTCAAGGGGTTGGTGCCTCCGACGAGCCACCCTTCGCCGGGCACCCCGAGAGACCACGACAGCGCCTCCATCAGCGGGGACTTCGCTATGCGCCCGACGCCAAGCGCCGCCATCGCCTGCTCACTCGACTCGATTACCTGCGCCGGGCAGCCAGCCTCGGACAAGGAGATGGGTGCGCCATCGGGATCGTCAGGGTTCACGCACGCCGGGAACACCCGCATCCGTTTCGAGCAGTTCGCAAGGAACCTGTACGCAAATGACAGTTCTGGGAGGGACTCGGCGTAGGCCCATGCGTCCTCCTGCCACCCTTGACGCAGCACCCGAAGCCGACGCGCTTCGGTGCGGTCGCGCAGGTTGATCGACTGCGCGGCGGCGGTCATGGCGCGGCGTCGCATCCGCTGATTGACGGGGCTCTGTTGTCGCCGTCGGCCCAACAGTGCCCGACGACGCGAGTCGCTGGTCAGTTTCGGCATCAGCTGGCCCACTCAGACAGAAGAGACGCGCCGGCGGCGAGGGCGAACCCGAGGGCCGGCCATTTCCACTCGGCTGGGACGCAGGCGGTCAGCACGACCACCGCCGCCGCGACCCACACCCCGATGCAGTGAGGGCAGGTGATGAAAAGGAAGCGACGGCGACCCGGCACGATGCCGCCTGCGTTGGTCTTGCGACCACCAGCGAACCACCAGCGCAGGCGCGCCGTCAGCTCATCCTTCGTGATCAGGCGCGTGATTCGATAGCAGGCCAAGAGATCGACGACTACCCAGAGCGGTGTGAGGGTCACGGTGCGCTCAGGATAACTGTGCCGATCGGGAAGGTCGGGGTTTCCCCGCTCGCCTGATAGAACCGTCCGTAGGCCAGATATGTGCCAGCGACTCCCGGGTTGACCTCGGCCGGTTGCCCCGTGCCCACCGTGATGCGTGCCGCATAGGGCCCGCTCGCTGGAGTGAGAGCGTCCCACGTGCCATTCGCCCAGGTGGCGAAGGTGGTCGTTCCCGGGACGATGAGCTGGAACTGCGGAACGAACAGAGGCCGAGGGTCGACGGACTGACCGTTGAGGTTGTATTCGATATTGACCCAGCGCAGGGCGTAGGGCTGGGACAGGGAGAGTCGAAGCGCCCCGCTCACAGCTCGACCTCGAGCTGCCCGACATTCCAAGCCGTCTGCTCGGCCTGTCCGTTGTCGTCGGCCAGCTCCAGCTCGCCATAGGTCCATGCGACGTTGAGTGTCACCGTTGTCAGGCTCCTTCCGTCGCCGGCTCAAGAATACCCACGGACCAAGGGGATCGGAGGGAACCACGGCTGAACATACCCGGCCCGACGTTGTCGGCGCCGACCGCGGTCACCGTTCCCCCGACGCCCGTGGCGGGGGCGGTGCCTGGGATGACCGACAGCACGAACGTAGTAAAGACCCCGACGCCGGTCGCAACGCTGGTCGACGGCGTGACGTTGACGCCCGGTGTGCTGGCAACACCGGCGCCGCTTCCCGGGGCCGCGCTCGGGTACACGGTGATCGTCGAGATCACAGTGATCGACGGAGCGACCCCTACTCCTGTCCCGGCCGCGGCGAGCGGGAACACGGCGATGGTGATGGCGGGCGAATGGCCGACGCCGCTGCCGGTCGCCGTTCCGACGGAGTCGTCCGTTGCCGTCGTGACGGTGGGATTGACCCCGACGCCGGTCGCGGCAGCGGCCAGGGGATCGACCACGGTCGTGAGGGTGAACGAGACGGCTTCGCCGACGCCCGTACCAGCGGCAATGTTGTCCCCCGGGGTAATGGTGATGGTGGGCGCGACGCCGACGCCGCTGGCGGGAGCTGCGGCCGGGGAGGTCTTGATCGTGACCGTCGGCGCCACGCCGACGCCCGAGGCGACCGCAGCGCCGGGAGTAACGCCGATCGTGACGGCGGGGGCAACACCGACGCCGCTTGCGGGTGCAGCGCTCGCCGTTACGCCGACTGAGATGCTCGGGGCGACACCGACACCCGACCCGTTAGCCGTGCCTACTGAGCCGTCGACCGCATTGGTGACCGTCGGCTTGACCCCGACACCGGTCGCCGGGGCGGCGGCGGGCGAGACAGAGGTCGTGAGAGTGAAGGAGACGGCCTCGCCCACTCCGGTTCCCACGGCCGCAGCAGGAGCGACCGTGACCTGTGGCGTCGGATAGACGCCGACCCCGCTACCGGGAGCACTCCCAGGCGACGTGCCAATACCCACCGTTGGGGCGACGCCCGCGCCCGAGCCCGGCGCTGCAGCAGGAGGAACCCCGATGGCGACGGTCGGCCCGACCCCAACCCCCGAACCGGGAGCGGTCGACGTCGACGGAGTGACCTGCGGGGTGGGATAAACGCCGACGCCGGTCGCTGGCGCAGCGCCTGGCGCAACCGCAACCGTGGGAGTTATGCCGTCGCCGACTCCCGTACCGGACGCGGTCGATGTCGCTGGTGTGATCGTGACAGTCGATGTGACGCCGACGCCCGACGCCGCGGCGGCGGCCGGGTACACGGTGACCGATGACCCCGTGGTGACGGTCGGCTTGACACCTGCTCCTGTGCCCGTCGCAGCGGCCGGGTACACGGTGACCGAGATTGCCGAGGCCGGCAAGAACGCGACGCCGAAGGCATACCAGCTTCCGTCGCCGGTGGTGGTGAGGTTCGTCTGCCATTCCGCGTAGAGCGCGCTCGTCGAAGAAACGACTTGATACGCGACGGGAGTCGCGGGCACGGTGAACCACGTCGCACCAGCGTCGGAGGTCCAAGGCGGCGATGACGATAGGAGTGTGTCTCCGCTTCCCGAAGCCGCGGCCACCATCACGACCAGATCCCCGATCGAGGACGGGGTCAGGGTCGGAGAGAACGGATTAGCGCTGTTGCCGCC